AGTCTAGCCTCCTCTTCATGGATCACGAGGCCGTCTTTGGTTTGCCTATAGCCAATCGGCGGACTCCCACCAAGCCACTTCCCCTTGGTTTCGACGATGTGCGTCAAGTTGTCTCTAATACGCTCGCCGATCATCTCGCTTTCAAATTGCGCAAAATCGACGAGCACGTTACGAAGGAGTCTCCCTACGGGAGACGCGGTATCAATGTTCTGTGACACGCTGATGAGATCGCACCCGTGGCGCTCGAAGTGCTCCATGAGGCGGTGGAAGTCGGCGACGGAACGGGCCAGGCGGTCGAGCTTGTACACGACGACATAGCGCACGTCGCCCTCTTCGATCCGTCTCAGCATCTCCTGGAGCGCCGGGCGGTTTGTCGCCGAGCGGCCTGATATGTCCAGGTCACGAAAAACATCAATGAGTTGCAAATCGTGCAGGCTACAGTACTGCCGTATCTTCGACAATTGAGAGGAGGGAGAGACTCCCTCCTCTTTTTCCTTCGAAACCCGTATATAGGCAACCGCAGTCTTCATCGCGCTCACCGTGCTCCAAAGACTTGCCACGATTCGAGAACCAGATTCCCATGGAGAGACCGCTTAAAGTATAAGTAGGTTTGCCGCCCGTAAACCCACTGCTCGCGTCCATGTCCCAAGATATTGCGCTTCATCGGCTCGCCTAGCGACGCTATCACCTGTTCGTCTGTCATACCATAGTGGATCCCGCCGGAAAGGATCAGCTCACGCGTGCGCTCCGGCAACTCAGGATGTGCGTCTACATANGCCTGTCGTCGGGCTTGTTCGCGAGCTTTTGCCTCCTCGAAAATAGCCTGCACTTGTTCCAGTGTCTCCCCTTCGCGATAGCTAGGCTGATATGAGACAGCCCAAGCCAAGACGCCAATGAGCAATACAATAAGTAGCTTTTCCATGTGATCCCCCTCCTTTATGTCTGAGGCGGGACGGAACACGTCCACGCTATATCTACAGTCTTGTCGGTGATGCAACTTACTGATATATTGGTATCGTAGACTTGACCGAACACTTGTTCGAAAGAGATTCCCCAGGTAAATTCAGTCTTTAAGCGAAGTTTTATGTGACATTTACTCCGGGGAGGGCGTTGCAGTGCCGGGAAACCGCGCGTCCGTCTACTCATGTCCGTCGTGCCGATCTCGGATTTCCAGGGTTACTCCTCCGCGCTACTGTCCGTACTGCCAAGCGCCAACTGGTCTAATAGGGCGGCGAATTGTTCTTCGGACAAGCTCCACCACGTCTGCGCCCCACACCGCCCACACCTGCGGGCAGAAGGTCGATTAATGTGATCCCGGTCGACAGTGCATAGATTGTAAACCGGACAGCCACAGTCCCCGCAGTAACGCGCATACTCATCTTCGAGATGCTCTCGGCTCCCGCACCGAGGGCATCTTATTGCGCGGTGCCGCTCATCAACTTCAACATTTAAGTAGGGTGCTGGATTAGGCTCTACTAATTCAATTTCTTCTTGATCATCGTTCCCGGACTCTGATAGGGTATACTCCCAAAACTCCCTTTCCGTCATCTGCAAGGCTTGATAGATCTCCTGTAACCTTTTGGGGCGCGGAACCGCCGTGCCATTCTCCCATTTTGTGACGGTCTCCCTCACTACGCCGATCCTCTCCGCAAGATCAGCTTGCGATAGGGATCTGGCCTCCCTTATGATGCGTAGACGCTCGGCGAAGTCAGAAAGCATCATCCCTCCTCAGCCTCCCTATGTACGTCTTCCCTCCAGGTCCCTTGCCTATATCATGTGCGCAATACGTCACGGGGACAAGAGAAACATTGTGCACTGTGTCACAAGCATTTGTGAATCCAAACGCCACCATATTCTGTCTTCATATGGCATTTTGGGCGTGCATGGGNGTTAAAATTCACTTCGNCCGTAAAAAGGGCTTGACAATGTGACGTTTGATGCACATAATGGAGGCAAGAGGAGGTGATGCGCATGCGGACGAGCGACGTTTTCGCCGTAAATCTGCGCTCTTTGCGTGATGAATCAGGCCTCACGCAAGAGCAACTGGCATCGCTTGTGGGGTATACGCGGGAATATTTGTCGGCGGTCGAAAATCGCCGGGCCGCAATTCCCATGAGGCTTGCCGTGAATTGCGCTCGCGTGTTCGGTAAGCCCGTCGCCGTTGAGCAGGACGGTATCAGGTTCGTGGTGATGGCCGAGGCAGATTTGCCGAAGGGCGGCCCCGATCCCGACCGCATCCCCGACGATGAGGAGCTTCACGACCTCAATGACGTTGAGCACAACCTCAACGTGCTCAACCAGGCCGCCGACGTGGTGCAAGTGATGCAGCGCCTTACGTCCAGCCCGCTTCTCCTTCGGAGCGACAGCGAGCTNTCGGATGCGCTGCGGATCGCTAAGTACAAGGAGCTTTTCGAGCTTGACTGGGCGGTCCGCGGTCGCATCCGCGANGGTGTGCAGCTGCATCCGCATCTGGTCGATGAGGGGCTTCGGCGCGCTCTCGCAGAGCGTCCGGGAGCCAAGGAGGAGGAAGAAGACGTTGGATCAGCAGCCTAAGCAGACCCTCCAGGACCCGGACGTGATCCGGCGGGCCGCGGAGTGGTACGGGCGATGCGTCGCTAGGATCGAGCGGGAGATGGAGGCCGAACAGCGGCGCAAGGCCGGCGAGGGCAAGCAGACAGCGTGAGGAGGTGATGAGTGATGATGAGGACGACGATTCCGACCAACGCAGAGGACGCCGTGGCGATGGCGCTGGACGAAGCGCTGACTGAAGGCGGTTACCGCGGCGTGGCGTTTCAGCCCTACGCGAATGAACTCACCGTTGCGGCGGTCGAAGCGCTTTGGATGGACGATGCGACGCTGGCGCAGGCCGCACGATCTGCGATAGATCGATACAAAGACCGGCTTCTAAAGGAGGCGATGACGTGCGACTTTGGCGCAGCTTCGTGACCCTTAGCCGCCGGATGGTATGTCGGTGGCGGGGTCACGACCCGAGGCTACTGTGGGAGGACCGGGACGGGTATCTGGTGAGTCTGAGGACCAGGCGGTGTAGGAGGTGCAGGGCGTGGCTGGTATGAGCGTGAGCATTGAGAATGAAAAAGCCCCGACGTGGGTGGCACCATTGGTCGGGGCGTAGGGCACTCGTTGGCGATAAACTTATGCGCCCTGTCTCCATCAGTATACCACTGATCGAGACGGGGCGCAAGGAGGGGCTTTTGATGTGGATTTTGACTGAGAACGGCGACCTGGTCAACCTCGATCAGGTCAAACGCATCGGAATACCTTGGCGACCTGACCTTGACCGCAACCCTGAAACCGAAGTCAAGGCTTGGGAAGCGCACTACGACGCCTTTGGAGTAACGCTCTGCACCTGCGAGAACGAGGAGTACGGGCGGGCGATTATCGAGCAATTGGCCCACGAGATTAACGCCGGGAAACGGTTCGTCTACATCAGCGATGTGAAAAAGCAGGCGGGCGTCCCGCTTGGGGATGGTGAGGCGTCGTGAGCATCGGTGCTCTTGACAGCGATACGAGGACGCTGCGCATCATCCACCCGGCTACGGGTGAGATGATCGATCTGACGAACACCGACGACCTCGCGCTCGGCCTGCTCCTCAGTGAGCACTACGAGATCGAGCGTACGACACGGACCAATATACGCGTCCTCCAGGGCGAAATCGAGCGGCGGGGCCGTGAACGCGGCTATTGCGACGGCAAGCGGCGCGTGTACGGCAAATGGGACCGCGTACAGCGCGCTGTGTGGGAACAAGTGCGAGAGGTGAAAGAGTGATGGCACGCAACGGAACGGCATTGACCGTGGTGGATCAAACAAAAGCGGCGGTNCTGGAGCAGGTGGTTGTCCAGGGCGATCTTTCAAAGCTCCAGCCCGCCGAGCGGGTTGCCTATTACAAGACGGTTTGCGAATCCCTCGGCCTAAATCCGTTCACGAAGCCTTTCGAGTACATCAACCTCAACGGCAAGCTCACGCTCTACGCCAAGCGCGACGCTACCGACCAGCTCCGCTCACTTCGGGGCGTCAGCGTCGAGATCACGAGCCGGGAGATGTACGGCGACAGCATCTATGTGGTAACGGCGAGGGCTCGTGACAGCCAGGGACGCACCGACGAAGCGATTGGGGCAGTCAGTATCGCCGGCCTCAAGGGCGAAGCTCTCGCCAACGCCATCATGAAAGCCGAGACCAAGGCGAAGCGGCGTGTAACGTTGTCGATCTGCGGCCTCGGGTGGCTCGATGAGACAGAGGTGAGCACGGTCCCGGACGCCGAGGCGGTGGACGTGGACATGGAAACGGGCGAGATCAAGTCNCCNATGAAAAACGTCACACCAACGAAGTCGGAGTCGCCGCCCAGGGAGGAACAGCCCGTCCCCAAGCGTGGCGGCGACGAGAGCAAGCGAGACGAATACCACGCGGCACTCGCAGGCTATCTCATTCAAGCGCATGGCATCAATGGGGCACAGTACGTCTCGCTGATCGACTACGCCATCGGCGGGACGCCGCAAAACTGCGACATNGACAAGCTCGCCGATCTCGCTCGCCGCGCCTACGCTGCGGGCAAACAGGGAAACAAATCGGCGGCCCAATCGCTCGCCCGACTCGTGGAGGACTGGCGGCGTGCGAGCGGCGCAGACATGGTGCCGGATGAAGTGCCGGGCGACGACATCAAGCAGGAGGCGTTGGTATGAACACGGTTTCGCTGATCGGGCGACTCGGGCAGGATCCAAAGTTACGCTATACCCCAAACGGCACGGCGGTGGCGACCTGCTCCATCGCCGTGCCACGNCGGCGCAACAGGGATGAGATCGATTGGTTCGATCTGACGTTCTGGGGAAAGACCGCCGANATCGCATCGCAGCACCTCACCAAAGGACGGCAGATCGGCGTGACGGGGCGTCTGCTCCAGGAGCGGTGGGAGACGCAAGAAGGCGAGAAACGAAGCCGCGTGGTCGTCGTCGTGGACGAGCTGACGTTCATTGGCAACAAGGGCGACGCCGGGAGAGGAGACGACGACTTCGACGCAGGGGACATCCCCTTCTGACGGGAGCCGCCCCCACGGCGGTCACAAGCGGGGCCGCGACCGCGACACCAACCGCTCCGGCGGGGGCCAGATGCGTGAGGAGGTGATGGCATTGCAATTGTGGCGTTTTGTTATCAAATCGGGTGACCCGCTTCAATTTCCTCATCGACGTGAGTACTTCGTGGATGGTTTCGACGGAAACGACGCATTGGGCGGACTGATAGACTTGTTGGACTCTCGCGGAATTTCCCTCGACGACGGCGATGTGATTGAAATGGAACTAGTCGAGGAGTAACGATGGCAGACTGGCGGACACCTGGGAGGGGGTGATGTTGGATGGACGAGCAGAGAGAGATCATTTGCCCAGGTTGCGGCGGCTCCGGAAGGTTTGAAACGGAGTGCTGCAATGGGATGAGTGGATGCAGTTGTCGCGGAGAGATTATCGACCTTGGCCCGTGCAGAGTGTGCGACGGCTTAGGAAGAGTCATCGAAGGTCAATACGACCGCTATGCCAACCGTCGGGAAATTCAAGGTCTTCACTATATCGGGTCAGGTCCAAGCGGCATGTATGACGTGTGGCCCAACCGGGGGCACATGGTTTGAGCAAACGGCAGACTGGAGG